CGGAGTGAAAAGCCTCCGAACAAGGCAAAGACTCGATCTTTCTCAGCACGAAATCGTGCCGCTTTCCAAACTTCTCGGCAATGAGAATGCTCGTGGTGAACGGTTGGCCGTTCTGGATGACAACGAGTTCGTCTTTAGATACGCTTGCACGCGCCATGACATACACCTCTGTATCAGGTTTGTTGTGGAAGTGTCCGACCACCCCCCCAAGAGGTGGTCGGATGCGATCTAAATTAGCACATTCGTGCGCCATCCTTACGGCCCCGCGTAGACGATCCAGCGACGGCCCTCGCCCGCGGTGCGTAGCATGGGATCCATCGCAATGGTCGGGGTGCGTTGGTTGATCCGCTTGAGGTTCCGCAGCGACTTCTCGGCCAAGCGCTTGAGGTCCGCGCCGGCTTCAATCTGGTATTCAGGCGCGAGCCGAAGGGCGAGGTTGTACCGGATCGCATCCGCGTAGCCGGGGGGCAGGGAAATCACGCTGTACAGCGTGTCGAAGCCCGTTAGGGGCTTCTCGCTCACGGTGTTGATGGTGTTGCCCGTGGGGATCGGCCAGAGGTACAGCTTGCCAAGCGGGTAATCGGGCTCGTAATAGCCGTAGATCGGCCAGGCGGTTGTGAGCGTCTTGAGGCGGATCGCCTCGTAATCGTCCACGCCCAACAAGGTGAGCGGGTAATCGACCGTCGCCACCCTAACCGTGGCCTGCAGCAAGCGCGCTGGGCGCGCGCTGTTGAACGTGCCCCCGATCCCCCAAGTGTGGGGATTGAGCGATGCGGTGAGGGTGAACGTTTCCCTCGTCGCGTGGTAAAGGGTGAGGCCTTCCGTGGCCCACGATTCGAGCATCCATTGCAGGGCCTCGAGGGCGTCCTGCGACTCTTGGTCGGTGAGAGTCGTGTTCCCGGTCAGAACGTTGAGCGGACGCAGGGCGCCCTTGATCAGATCCAGCGCGGTCGTCATCCGCTCAACTCCTTCCGGTTATTTCTTCGGCTTCGGCGCGGGCGCCTCGTCCTCTGCAGTCAGGTCTAGCACGTCTTGGACAGATCCAAGTACCGCGGCTTCTTCCTCGGCGTCGTGAACCACGACGCCTGTCTCGGGGTCGTCAGGGTCCGAGTACACCCACTTCGGGTACTCGGCCACCGCTTAGCCCTCAAACGCGGTTTTGGTCGCCACCGGGCGGGATACTGCGATCAGGTATGCCTCGCTGGCGGTCGGGGTGATCGCCGAGCCCGTGGCATTGACGAAGGTGACGGCCAGGGTATCAGCGGCCTTGACGCGAGCGCCAACGATACCCAAACCCGCTTGGGCGGTGGGCTTGTTGATCGACACGATAAAGTCGCCTACCTTCAGGCCGCTGACAGTCAAGTCCTGCTCGGCCGTGGTGTTGGTCCCCACCTGAGCCGGTGAAAGCGTTGCGGTGATGACGGAAAAGCCACGCTGCTCCAGCAGTGCGGCGGAAACGATGTTGGGAGCTGCCATTTTCTGATCCTCTGTTTAATCGACGTCTTTGTACACTTTCCGAGCCCGAATGAGCCCGATCATGGCCTTGGATATGTCGAACCTGATGATTAGGTCGTTGATGGATTGGTTCTTGTCGCGGATAAGGCGAACGTCATCGGGTTGCAGCGATCTGGGGCGGCCAAACGACTTGCTTCGACCCTTACGGATCATGTCTTGCGTGTTGTCGTTGTTGTCGCCCAAGAAGAGATGCTTCGGATTACAGCAGATCGGGTTGTCGCAATGATGCAAAACGCAGAGCCCGTCCGGAATAGGTCCGACCCATACCCGGTAGGCTGAACGGTGCGCCAATTGCTCGCCGTCAATCCTCACGTGCGTCCCGTATCCTTTCGGGTTGGCGGATGACTGCCAGGGCCAGCATTCATCGTATCCACCTATCTTCACGTGCTTTCCAAGCACCTGGTGAACGTTCATCTTGCGGCTTTCGGGCAGCCCTGTTGGCGTTCCGTATGCCTTCATGCGCTGATAGTGGGCGCTGCACAAAGTCTTCTTTTCAACCTTGCCGCAGCACCCTTCAACAGAACACACCGCATCCGCTGCGATCTTCCACACCCGGTCCCGTACTTGCGCCGGTCCTGGGTCGCCCTTCGCTTTCTTCCGCTGATAGTGCGCGCCACAGTAACCCGCGGCCTGCGCTTCTCGTTCGCACCCTTCAACTAGACAGAATCCCATAACACCCTCCGCATAAATCGAAGGACTATGGTGCCTAATTTGTAGGCTTCTGTCTAGCATGGCTTCCTTATCCAAGGTTAAGTTGCTGTTTCGCTTAACCTACAAGCTTACACGCCAGTTCAGGGTAAATGGCCTTCCACCCATAGAGGACATCCAACCTTGAGATGTGCGTATCAGTGAGCGCATCGTACCAACCCTTCACGAGGCGGATACTCAGCCCCGCAGCCTTGCTGCTCGCCCGAGCCGCTTCGCCGTTGCCCTGCGGCAATGGCAGGTCAGCGCAGGCCAGGGTGTAAGCGTTCTTGTGGAACGCCAGGTTGACCGGGTAGGCGTTGGCCCCGTAGCCCTGCAACGACGTGATCGTCGCGTTATTCACAAACGCGCCGGTGGAGCTGTAGACGTTCTGGAACGGCCCCGAGAAAACGGGATACGGCAGGATCTTTATGGACGTATCGCCGCTCGTGTAGGCCTCCGCCACGACGAAGTTCTTCAGTTGGCCGGTAGAGACGCGGCTCTGCGGATTGACCGCATAGACAGAACCGAAGGTCACGCTTGTGCCCGCCGCGATATTCGCGCCGATGTTGTTCACCGCGAGGGTGTACGGGGTCGTTGCGTCCGACTGCACGGTCAGGGTCGCGCCAGGCGTCCCGTTGACGGTGTTGGTCTTGGCTGCGCTCAGCCCGGTCGCCGTGTGGGCGATGACGTTCTGATCCCGCACAAAATTGAACCCTAAGACGCTGTCGGCGACGTAGCCTTTGTCGAACTGGCGGCTGATCTTGGTCGGGTTGTTGAACAGGCTGGAGTGCGCCTGCACGATGCCGGTGTTGGTCGCGGGGGAGATGACCATGTAACGGTCCTCGTCCATCGGGGCCGCTTCTTCATCCAGCCTCTGCCCTGCCGCCAGGATCGCCGCAATCGCCTGCGCGCTGGTCGGGGTGCCGATCAACTGGCCAGGGGTGCCGACCGCGTTGTGCGTGACCGCGGACATGGCCGACAGCCCGTCATAATCGATCTTGTTGGCAATCGCCGCCATTGCCGGGGCAATGATGCGCTGCTTGAAGTCGTCCATGCTCAACGCCAGATCGGCGCTGGTGAACGCCATCGCGACGTTAGCCTGGGTGGTCAACGTGACGGGAACATAGGTTTCCACCGATGCCTGCGGCTCGATCACCGGGCCGGTCCCGACCGTGTAGCGGGTCGGCTTGCGGACATTCAAGGTTGCCCCAATTTTCGCCCCACTCACGGCGAATTGGTCATCGTATGCGCGGTTTACATGCTTGGAAAAGCCAAGCATGTTCTCCAAAATCTCCAACGCTTCAAACGTGATCTTGCTGGTAGTTAAAAGTGTGTTAGCCATGATCGTTCACCTTACTTGCGGGCGGAATGTTTCAGCGCGCGCCATGCGTCATAGTTCCCGGCTTGTTCCAGCGCTTCCAACTGCTGATCGAGATTGATCGCAGGCGCCGCGCCGGATCCCCGTAAGGGGCTAATCGGAGCGGGGGCTTTGGAGACGGGTCGGGGCGTGGCGGGCGGTTCTTGGGGCGTCAAGGTGCTGATGAGCTGACCGAGGCGAACGGCTGCGTGCGCCGGGCGCATCCGCGCCAGCGCTTGCAGTTCTTCCGGGTGCGATCCGAGGTAATACGCGAGGTCCGGGCCTTGCTCGTGCGTAGCCAGGATCTCGACCACACCGGGGTTGCCTTGCAGTAGGGGCGCCAGGCGTTCGCCTGAAACCACCTCGTTGTAGTCGGCATACTTGGCCCGAGCCGCATCCTCGCGGGTGCGGATATCGGCCACAGTGCGCTGCCGTTCCTGCTCGGCCTGGAACATCGCCAGCTCTTGACGCGCCTCGTGGCGCGCCATATCCCTGAGATAGCCTCGGTCCAGTTCGCCCTCGGGGTAGCGCTCGGGGTCGGGCGGTGCGTTAACGTCTACCGGCGCAGGTTCCGGGGCTTTGCCGCCCCGGCTTTGCTCCAGCATCGCCATGGCTCGATCCAATTGAGCCTGCATCGCGTCGGCCCGGCGCTGGGCGTCGTACTTCTCGCGGGTCAGTTCATCAAGGCGCTTTTGAACGCCGCGCGGAGGCTTGGCTTTCGCTTCGGTCTCCGTTTCCTCAGTGGACGATTCTGAGTCTGAGCCCTCGTCGGGCTCTGGTGCGTCCGGTTCGGCCGGTTCGGTCGGCGTTTCCTCGTTCACGGTCACGAGGCTTTGCGCATAAGCCACTTGATCCGCGGGCGTGGTCACAACGATTCGAGGGGCTTCCGCCCCGCTTTCTGCGGGTAAGGTTTCAGTCACATGGTTCTCCAGCGAAGGGAGTGCGCGCCTCACGGCGTGGGGGAGCCCGGTTTGTGGTGATCCGGTAACACTCGCGCGATTGTATCACTACATTTTGCGCGGAAATACAAGAGGGACCACTAGATGTAGTGCTGGGCAAAAAAAAGCCCCGGAGGGCCGGGGCTCAAGTACGTAAGGAGAAAAACGGGGTCAGCCGTATTTTAACGCATCGATCCGCTCAACCATCTCTATCAACTCGGCTCGCATCGCTTGAATAAATGGCTTTGCCCTTTGATCAAGCAGGCGCGGCCCGATCTTTTCGTACTCCCCCGGAAGCAACGAAAAGCCCTCAGCCCGATCAAGGATTGATGTCAACGTAAAGCGCAGATCAAGCAACACGTTCACATCGTCCTCGTCATCCCGCCACGCTGCAATGGCCTGGTTTTCGGCGTCGGAATTGTCCTTTTCCACAAAAACCCTAAGCGATAACCGGCCGTCTTCAAGGAAAGACCAGACCAACTTGTTTTTTTCAACAAACTGCCTTGTTTTCATTGGCCGATGCCATAGACGTCGTTGCCGTAGCGGATCCAGGCGCGCGTGCCCTGGCCGGGGCCGAGGCGGTACATGGTGTCGCCGTACTGGATATAGCTCTGCGTGCCGCGTGGGTCGCCCTGGATCACCGCCGTACTGCTGTTGCTGCGGTACGAGGGATCAGCGCGGCGGTCGTGTTTTTGGTCGTGGCGTTCATTGTGTTGCTCCTAAAGGAAGACGTGGAAGAAAAGCCAAACAGGAACCCAGAGCGGCGCAAGCATGATGATCAACAGGCCGCCGACGAAGGGAATCCAAAGCGGGGCGGTGAGGATCAATACCACGCCCTCGCAAAAGCGCTCGCCCCATCCCGGCTCGGCCGGCTTCTCAGGCATCGGATAGCCCTGGTAGGTGCGGAGGATGTCATCGGTGTTCATTGCCTTTTCCCTTCTTTGCGTTGATAATGACTACACTCTAACCACAAGTATAGTTGTTGTCAATGACTACGCAAAAAGAAAATAAGACGCGCACCCTCCACACCCGCATCAAGCAGAGTACGTGGGAAAAGATCGCGGCAATGGCCGAAGCCGACGGGCGAACCGTGACCGGCTGGCTAGAGTGGATCGTTGAACGCGAGTACGCGAAAAGCGGCCTTAAGACCCCGTGATCGGCGCCCCGCCCTGGTTTGTATTGCTAGCAGGAACAGGGAACGGTTCACGCATAGCACGCTCATGGGCCTCTTGCTTGCGTTCGCCCTCTTCGACGAGGAGGGTTAATTTTGCCAGCTCGGCCTCCAGGTCGAACTCCTTCCGCATCGCCTCTTGTGGGTCTTGGGCTTGGGCCTGTTCTGGCTTTAAGAGGGCCATGCGTTTCGTCTCGGCCTCGTATTGCTGAACCTGCAAAGCGCCGGATTTTATCTGTAGCTCACCCTCTTTCAGTCCGCGCTCATCCGCTGCCAACTGGAGCTGCTGCTGAAGTTGCATAAGTTGCTCTTGCATCTGTTGGAGTTGTTGCTGTGCCGCCATCATCTGAGGGTCTACGTCGTCTCCTTCCGTGGCCGCAAGGATCTGAGGGGGCAGCGCGGCTTTTAGCCGGTCTGCCATTAAATCAGCGCCGGGTGCGTCCCAATTGCGGAGGATCAAATCGCCCGCAAGCTGGCCGAGTTGAGGCATTCCTTGAATGAGTTGCGCCGCGGCATCGAACGATTCCTGTCTCTTAGTGGTGTAGCTGGGTCCGGCGACTGCTACCACGTCGTACTTCCCAACAGCCAGGTTGTAAATCTTCCTGACTTCTCCGTTCTCTTCCTGAACTTCAATCATTGCTTGGGGTTGCTGCGGGTCGTGCTCGATGTGCTCGACCTCTTCGCCGTCTTCGCCCAGGATCCGCAGAACTCTGCGCGTGTCGTATATGGAAGGGATGAGTTGCAAAATTATGCGGCCAGCCTGGGCCACACTCTTGGAAAGATTGTCGGAAAAATGAAAAGTTGCCACCGCACCCTGTTCTTGAAGGCTGCGGATCGCTCGGCCGCTTTGGTCAGGGCCTTGGCCGCGCCCCACGCTCGGGTCTTCCATCCCTACGGCCGCGCGGATTCCTTCCACCGCAAAATTAATTTGCTCGACATATCCCGATGGGATTGGTGGAGGCGCTTGCCGTGATGGTGCCGGTAACACGGTTCCTCCGAGCGTCGTCGGTTCATACTCCAAAAACGCAAAATTGCGAGAATTAGCCTGACTCCATTTTTCCTCAAACCCTTCAAACGCACCTGCAGGCCCCACCCAGGGAACCTTAGGCTGCAACGCGACTTGTTCAGCCACCGCACTCAGCCAAAAGTTAAGCAACTGCTGTGGAGGCTTGGCTGCTCGCACAAGCCCGCATATTTCCCGCTGTCCTTGATTCCACCATTCTTCCCCAAAAACTGGGATTATCGGCACGAAACTACAAGGCAGCTCTCCCTGCTCTAGGATCTGGTTTCCCGCGATCTTCCACCATCCGCAGGTTGTTCGGGTTGTCTTGCGGGTCTGTTGTGGTTGGTCTTCTGGTGTCAAATCGTCCGCCCAAACGGTACGGCCGTCGACCGTCAAGACAAGTTCGGCCGGCGTTTCTATCAACTCGAAAAATTCCGCGACCCGAACAGAATCTTCCTCTAGCCAGCTCCGATCGCCCGTGGTCCCCTCGGCCCAGTCTTGAAGCTCAACGCCTGGGTAGTCCCGCTCGAACTGCTCGCGGGAAATATCTTCCACAATCATTGCCGACTTTGCGTCCGAACCGTCCGGCTGAATTGAAAAACAGTCGTAGTAAACGCGGAAGGGGTCGCTGATCAGCCTGAAGGCAATATCCTGATCCCAGGTGTCATCACTGACGTACTTTGTGTGGATTCCGAAATAGCCGCGCCCGCAATCAACGGCGTATTCCACGGCCTTATCCAGCGCATTGCTGGCTCGGCTGACGTTCTCAATATTCCTGATGACTCCCTGAAGGATCTCGGCGACCTTCCCGTCACCCGAATCGTCAACGGGCCTGACCTTAATGCTCGGGGTGTTCTGCCGAATCTGGTTGATCACGCTCGTGCGGTACCGCTTGATGCGGTTGTCCGTCAACATCGGCCGTTCCTGGCCGGGGATGTTCCTGGCATCTCGAGCATAGGTCGGCCACTGCTCCACCCCGCCGATGCGGACGAACTTCAAATCGTCGAGCATTTCCGCTCTGACTTTGGCTTCGAAATCAGCCATAGTCCGCCACCAATCCCTAATTCTGGCCAGGAACTCGTCGTCGCTCTCTTTGGCGCTGCTGGGCTTGTCGTTCTTCATGGCTTTTTTTCCTGCCGTCTCACGACGGGTAGAGGTTGAAGGCGCGGGCGCTCGGCGCCCGGCCTTGGCGGAGGGGCTGCGGGCGCTGACCGGCGAAAGGTACTTGAGCGATGAACCGCCGACCGTGGGCGGTATCTCGGGCACGGTCCAATAGTACGGGTCCACGTAGGACGGGCTCGAATCGTCCAGGGTCAGCCAGACGCCCGAACCATCCGCCTCGGCCTGCAGGTAGGAGTCGGTCAGCTCATGCAGCGCGAGGTAGGTCGCCAGGCGCGTCGTCTTGACGTAGAGGCGTTCCCGCTGCGGCTCGTACTGCGTGATGTGCGAGTGCATCGTGTTGAGGATGTACGGCATCGATGAACCCAACAGGATGGTCCCTTCAGGCCAGGCGCCGTAGGTCTCAGGGAAGCCATCGATCGGGCAGCCCGTGCTGATAGCGAAGGCGGTCGGGCCGAAGTCCTGGGCCACATCCCACAACAGCGGGATCCATGTCGCTTCCATCAGCCAGGAAACGCCATCCACAAACGCTTGAGACTCGGCCGGCGTCGAGGGGTCCACCGCCCGGGCGTTGTAGTAGTCCTGAAAGGTCTGGTTGGGATCCCGTCCCCAGGTCGTACAGAAGTCGGTGCCAACACATACCGCCAGCGTCTCGCCGATGCGGTCAGCCATCTCCGGGGCGGTGCCGCCCTCGGTGAACGCAAAGGGCTTGGTGCCCAGGTGCGAGCGCAGGAACGTCAGCCCGTTGCGGATCTGCGTCTCGGTCTCGGCGT